GGCGGGTCAGCGGGCGGCGGGAAGACGTGGTCAATGCTGCTCGAGCCGCTCCGCCACCTGGGCAACCCGGAATTCGGCGCGGTGGTCTTCCGGCGCACCATCCCGGAGATCACCAAAGAAGGCGGCATGTGGGACGAGGCCCGGAAGGTCTACCCGCTGCTGGGCGGGAAAAGCAACGAGAACGACCACAGCTACGCCTTCCCAAGCGGGGCGCGGATTTCGTTCGCCCATCTCCAATATGAGAAAACGCTCTCGGATTGGCTGGGGGCGCAGATCCCGCTGATTGAATTCGACCAGCTGGAAACGTTCACCGAGAAGCAATTTTTCTACATGCTTTCGCGCAACCGCTCAACCTGCGGCGTGCGGCCCTACATCCGGGCGACCTGCAACCCGGAGCCGAACTGGCTGGCGGAATTCCTGGGCTGGTGGCTGGATGACGACGGCTACGCCATCCCGGAACGCTCGGGGGCGGTGCGCTGGATGGTGCGCGTGGACGACCGCCTGCATTGGGCATCCGAACCCGGCGAGCTGGTGGCCCGCTTTCCGGGCAGCAAGCCGAAGTCCGTAACCTTCATCCTGTCGACCGTCTACGACAACAAAATCCTGCTTGACGCCAACCCGGAGTACCTGGCGAACCTGCAAGCGCTATCCTACGTGGACCGCGAGCGGTTGCTGGGGGACGCCCGGCGGGGCGGCAATTGGAAGGTGAAACCAGCGGCGGGCAAGCTGTTTAATCGGAGCTGGTTTGAAATCGTCGACGCTGTACCTGAGTGGGGCGGGCGGACGGTGCGGAACTGGGACCTGGCCGCGACCGAGGCCGAGTGGGATGATGACGACCCGGACTCGACCGCAAGCTGCAAAATGAAGCGGGTTGGGAACATCTACTATATCCTGGACGCCACCAACGACAAGCTCTCCCCGGCCCAAACCGACGCCCATATGCTGGGCCTGGCAAAGCAAGACGGCCACCAGGTAGCGGTGCGCTGGGAGCAGGAAGGCGGGGCAAGCGGCAAGCGGGACAGCCGGTATATTGCAACGCTTTTGTCAGGCTATGACGCGGTCGGGGTGAGGCCGCAGGGCGATAAAATCACCCGAGCAAAGGGGTTGGCGGCGCAGGCGCTGGCCAGGAACGTTAAGCTGTTACGGGGGCCGTGGAATGAGTGGTGGCTGAATTCGATGCACGCGCAGCCGGCCGCGCACGATGACGACATGGACGCTGCCAGCGGGGCATTCAACGACCTGGCGGCGGGCGACTCTACCGGGATAGCGACCAGCTACCTCGGCCAAAAACCTAAACCCAAAAGGCGGTAATATGTTCGAGAAATTACTGGAACGGCTGACCGAGGAAGACAAAGACATCATTCTCGGGTTGTTTTTCGCCCTTGACACCATCCGCGACTTTTCGGGCCACGGCTCGATTTACATGAACGTGGTGGATGGGAAGCTGGCCGAGTTGGACATGGAGAACAGGGTGCGGCCTGCCATCTCGGCCCCGTGGCGGCCGAAAAAGCGCGAATAAAAATCACGTTATAATCCCCGTAACGTATCCCCTCGCCATGAGGACCAACCCAGGCAGGCTGTTTTCAGCCTGCCATTTCTTTTTAAGGAGTTTCACGATGAAAAAGTTTTACGCCCTGCTTATCCTGGCCCTTGCCATCTTCGTGCCGCTTTCGGCTGCCCATGCTGCCCCGCTGGCGGCTGACCCGGTCAACCCGGTCAACTTCGACGCGCTGGCGAAGACCTTCCTGTCGCTGGGTGGCGTGGCCGCCCTGGTGCCCGCCATCGTCAACGCGGCCAAGCGCTTCGGCTGGGTGGCTGACGGGAAGGCGCCGGAATGGATGATGGTGCTCAATATGATCGGCTTTGTCGGCCTGGGCGCGCTACAGCTCTCCGGCCGCGCCGACCTGGTCCCTTACCTTGACGAGCAGGCGGGCCTGCTTGCCAACGTGCTGACTGTCATCCTCGGCTACATTGCGCAGTTATTTGTCTCCCGCGTCACCCACCAGCAGGTGCTGGCCGGGCTGCCGGTGATCGGCAAATCGTTCAGCGGGCGCACGGCGGGCGATGGCATCTCCGTGCTCGAAATCGGCTAGGTTTGTATGGCAACCAACACCGCCATAATCAACGAACTGAGGGCCATCGTGGGGGGGCAATTCGACGAACTCAAATCCATGCTATCCGACATCAGCGAGCGTGTACGCGGGCTCGAGATGCGGGAGGCAGGATGCAGTCCGCTGATGAATGCGCGGGTAGGGGCGCTGGAAAAACACCTGGCCGAGCACGATGGCCGCCTGAATGCGCTCGAAACGGCCGTGGCCGAGAAAGCCAAAGCCGCCGACCTGGACAAGCACCAGGAGGAGCAGGCGGCCGACATGAAAACGATTACGGCCGCCATCACCGAGCTGAAGCTGACCAATAAAATCCTGACCTGGCTCGGCGGGCTGACCGCCACATCGCTGGTACTGTGGCTGATTGACAGGCTGCTCAACTCGGCCTTTGGAGGGTAAATGTTACCAAATATCGAACTAGCTCGCCTCGAAGCGCAATCTGCGGCCGAAATCGCCGACCAGAAGACCGTCATCCTGGCTCGCCGCTACCACGAGGGCGACCAGGATATTTACATGACCGACCGGGCGCTTGAATATCTCGGCCTGCATGGGGACGAGAACAAATTCCGCATGAACATCTGTCGCCCGGTCGTCTCGGCCGTACTGGCAGAATTGAACCTGGTTGGCTTCGGGACCGGCGAGCAGGGCGAGAGTAAGCCGCTGGCCGATTTCGCGGCGGCCGTGATGACGGCCAACCGGCTGGACGCCCTGCAAAAAGACGTACACGAGACCGCCCTGCGTGACCGGGAGAGCTTCGTCATCGTCGACTGGGATGCCGCAAACGGCCGGCCGCGGCTGACCTGGATACCGCGCTACACCAGCCTGTCCGCCGACGGGGATGAGATGGGCTGTTACATGGTCTACCCGGACGACGACTACACCCAGCCGCCGCTCGCTGCCGTCAAGCGCTGGGTGGAGGAAACGGCCAGCGGGACGCGCATGCGGATGACTGTTTACTACCCCGATCGCATCGAACGCTATTACTTCGGGCGCACCTGGGAACGCTACACCGACCAGCCGGGCGACCCGTGGCCGACGCCGTGGGTGGATGCAGGCGGCGAGCCGATTGGCATCCCGGTGATCCACTTCAAAAACGCATCCTTGCGGCCCGAAGCCTGGGACGCCATCCCGATGCAGGACGCCGTCAACAAGCTCCTGCTCGACATCCTGGGGGCCGCCGACCTGACCGGCTTCCGCATCCTGTTCGTCAAGGGCTTCATCCCAACTAGTAACGGGCTGGAACTGGCCGCGGATGGCAGCAACGCGGCCGCAATCGCGCCAGGGCAGATGATCGGCACGAAGAACGAATCCGCCGACCTGAAAGCCATCGACGGGGCCGACCCGACGCCGCTGATGGACACCCTGACCAGCATCATCCAGCATACCGCCCACATCACCGACACCCCGCCCGGGCGCTTTTCGTCTTCCGCGCAGGTGCAGAGCGGCGACAGCCAAAAAGAGCAGAGCAAACCGTTCTACGCCAAAGTGGACGACCGGCGCGTTCGCTTCGGGAACGCCTGGGAAGACGTGATGACGATGGCGCGCAAGCTGGCAAACCTGTTCGGGCAGGCCGGTCTGGATGAGAGCGTGCCGTTTTCGGCAGTCTGGAAGCACAGCTATACCTACGAGGACCTGAAAGCCAAAAAAGAACTCGGCATCCCGCAGGAACAGTTGTGGCTGGAAATGGGCTACAGCCCGGCCGAAATTGAGACCATGAAAAACATGGACGAGTACCGGAACAAAAACGCCGCCCAAAAGAGCGCCTTGAGCGCCCTAAACCGTTACGAAGCGACCGGGGCGTAGGCGATGGCAAACCCGCTCGAACTCGCCATCCGCTCCGGCATCCGCGCCAACGAAGACGTCGGCAAGCTGTTTGCCCGCGTCGGGACGAAGGAGCACCCGAGGGGCTTCGTGCTCTCGGCCTACCGCAACGCCCGGCGGGCAATGCGCTCGGCGCTGGCCGAACCCTACCCGGTGGCCGCAGCCGCCGAGGTCATTGCTGAACTCCGGCGGACGGTGCGCAGTGAAGCCCTGACGCTGCTGACCGATGCCGAGATGCAGGGGACGGATGAGGCCGCCCGGCAGCTCCGATTCTACGGCATTGAGACCACCCGCCGGACGACCGTCTCCACGCTGGCGCTGGCATCGGCCGACGCGCTACTGGCCCGCATCGACGCCCAGGGCGCAGCCATCCAGGCGCTTATCCTGACCGGGGCGGACGAGGGACAGATCATCGGAGACGAGGAGCGAGCGGGCGTCCTGCGGGCGTCTGACGTGGCGGTATGGGCCGCCCAACTGGCGGCATCGCTGGGCTGGGGGGCTTTTGAGAGCTGGTCCAGCCAGCACGCCAGCGGCTACACCTGGAAGAAACAGGCCGTCGCCGCCCTGGACAACCGGACGACCGATTGCTGCCTGCGGGTCCACGGGCAGGTGCAGCCGTTCACGAGGCCATTTGAGCTGACCGGCACACCGCGCTACGCCGACCGCATGGATTGGCCGGGCTTCCATCCGTGGTGCCGCACGGCCGGGGTGCTGTACTCTGACGATTTCGATTTCGGGCTGACCGGCCGGCTGACCGAGGCCGCCCAAACCATACTCAACGAACGCGCGGATGGCGTATTCCGCGACCGCAACCCGGCGGACGCATTCGGGTAGGGCCGGGAGTCTATCGAGTGGCCGCTGGCTCCCAAAAATGCAAACAACATCTGCCTGCGGAAGACCTGGTACGAGGACGCTGATTAAGCGCCGTCCCAAAATCACGTTATAATCCCCGTAACAAGTAACAACCTTTTCACCACCCGCTTACGAGGACCAACCCGAAGCGCGCAAAATTTGCGCCTTCGGGTTTTTTGTTTTCCGAGCGGGGGACAGGGCGAGATGCCCAGGAGAATGCTGAGATGGCAGATGAAACAGTAGCCCCCGACACCGAGACGGAAGACGGGAACCAGAACACCGGCGAATTGACCGTGGAGCAGTACAGAGCGCAACTGGCCGAAAGCCAGAAGCGCATCAAGGAACTCAACCGCGAATCCGCCGAGCGCCGCAAGAAGCTGGAAGCCTTCGAGAAAGCCCAGGCAGAGAAAGAAACCGCCGACCTATCCGAGCTGGAAAAGGCGAAGCGCGAACTGGATGGCCTGAAGCCTGAACTCGAACAACTGAAAGCCGAACGCAGGAAACTCCTGTTGGAACGTCAGTTCGAGAAAGCGGCCCGCGAACTGAAGCTCGAATTCGCCAGCGAGCGAGCGCAGGAGACCGCCTACAAACTTCTGGATACAGAGGCCCTGGGCGAGGACATGAGCGGGATGGTCGACGCAGTGAAGGCGCTGCAAAAAGAGCACGCCTACCTGTTCGGGAAAACCGTTCAGCCTGCCCCCGAGACCGACGCGACCCAGAAGGGCAAGGGACGGCCTGGCGAGATGACGGATGCCGAGAAGGCGGCCATCGCTGCCCGATACCGCATCCCGTACCAACCCAACCCAACCAATTGAGGGAACAATGGCTGATTTGACTGTAACGGCCGCCGACGTGCGGCCCCTGACTGGCGCGATCACCCGCCGGGCCATCGCCAACGAGGCAATGGCTATTGGTGATGCCGTCTACATCGACGGCTCGTCCGGCAACCTGCCGACCATCAAAAAGGCAGTCGGGACTGCCGTCGCCACCGGCAACGTGTGGGGCGTGGTTGTCTCGCAGGCCGAAACCGAATCCACCACCGTGGCGAGCGGGGCGACCGTTGACGTGTGCGTCTACGGCCCCGTGGCCGGGATTGCTGGCACCGCTGGCGGGTTTGTCTGGGGCAGCGACACGGCTGGCAAGCTGGCCGATGCTGTCGGCACCAAGAGCATGATCGTCGGCGTGATGGAATCCACCGCTGTCCTTTTCGTCCGGCCCATGCAGGCCGTGCGCTCCGCGTAACGAGGTGATGACATGGCTACCCTGGGACCTAACGACCTGAAACAGTACGCCCTGCCTGCGGGCTGGGATGGCGGACGCCTGACGCAGATCCGCCTGGAAAGCGGCGAGACCTACGACCGCCTGCTGACCGAAATCGCCGCTGGCCTGAGCATGGTCAACGCCGGCCTGCTGGCTGACCCGCTGACCAGCGGGCTGGTATCGGTGCGCAGCGACCCGGCCGTCGAGTACCGCATCGGCGTGAGCAATGGCTTCGAACCGCACACCGAATACTCGACCGGCGACGCCAAGCGCGGCGCGACCACCGGGCACATGCTGCCCCTGCTGCCCTACGACCGCAAGCTGGGCTGGACGTGGGATTTCCTGCGCAAAGCCCGCCGGGCGCAGATTGACGCGGACATCGCCAGCGCGATGGACGACCTGCGCAACATCTGGCACCAGAAGGTCTTGACCCGCCTGTTCAAGTCCACCTACGATGCGGTTGGCTCTGGCAAGTCCGTGCCGTTTGCCGACGGCGGGACTGCCGACAGCTCCTACGTGCCGGTGGCCGTCCCTGACCGTGGCGGCACTTTCACCAGCTCGCACAACCATTACCTGCGCCTGGACGGCATCACCCAGGCCAATGTGGAAACAGCCGTCGCCCACCTGTGGGAACACGGCCACGATGGCCCCTATGAGCTGCGCGTCAGCTCGGCGGACATCTCGAGCTGGGTGAACACCACCAACGTGACCGGCTACATCGCCCGCCCTGATCCTGCCATCCAGTATGGCGCGAATACCGCCCTGGCGAACGTGGACGCGAGCTACATCGGCGTGGTCAACACCAACTACGGCGTCTGCCGCCTGGTGGCATCCGGCCGCATCCCGACCAAATACTGGTCGGTCTACAAGAGCTACGGCCCCGGCGACCAGCGCAACCCGCTGGCCGTCCGCGAAAGCCCGACCTACGGCCTGGGCGCGGTGCTCCTGGCTGGCGACCACATCCGCCAGTTCCCGCTCGAAAACGCCATCCTGTTTTTCGAGTTTGGCGTGGGCGTGGGCGAAGACCGGACTGCCGGGGTGGCGGTTTACAACCACACCAGCGGCAACTACACCAGCCCGACGATTTCCTAATCTCGGCTGACCGCACACCAAGACGGGGCGAGGTAACACTCGCCCCGATTTCCTAAAAGGCTCCCCCATGACTTTCACCTACTCCCTGACCACAGACACCGGCAAAGTGCGCCTGAAATTGGGCGACACGACCTCGGGCAGCGGCGTGCGAGCGGACGGCAGCAACCTGACCGATGAAGAAATCGAGCTCTTCTTAACTGAAGAAGGCTCGGTCGACGGCGCGATTGCGGCAGCCTGCGAAATGCTCTCCCGTGATTGGGCCAGGGCCGCCAGCTACACCATCGGCCCGCGCTCTGAGCAGCTCGGCAAAGTGTCGGCGGAGTGGGCGGCCCGGGCGGCCGAAGTCCGCGAGAAATCCAGCGGACAGTGGCAGTCGTTCTCGATCGGCGCAAAGCGCACCGACGGCTACAGCGAGGCGGCCAATGCTTGACATTGTGCCGGGTGATGTGCTGGTCGTTGCTGGCCGGGAGTACCCGGTTAAGGCGGCCGCGGCGTGGACGGCGGCGGGGCGCAACACCCTGAGCATGAAACGCGCAGCCAGCGTGGACGCCAGCACCAAGCGCACGGCAGCCACCGGCGCGGACGGCAAGCGGGCCAGCTCTCCGACCACCTACCTGAGCGGCCTGCGGATTACCCCGCTCGACCCTATGAGCGGCGAGAAGTCGACCGGTCTGCTGGAAGCCAGCGGCCTGGACACTCCAGCCGAGGCCCTGCAAACGTTCGTGGCCGACGGGACCGGGTTCGTGCATTTGATTGTCGAGGACCTGCTGAGATGATCAACATCACCATCAAAGGATTACAGCAAGCCCAGCAGGCAATGCTCAAATTGGTTACGGCCGTCAGGCCGCAAAACGGCCTCGGGCGCGCCGTGCTGTACATGGCGACCGAAGCCCACCGTGAGCTGGTGGCAAACACGCACGTTGACACCGGAGCCTACCGGGCCAGCCAGTACATCTCCCGCGAGAGCGACGCCCGCTACCGCCTGCACATCGCAGACGGCACGCGCAACCCGCGCACCGGCGCACGGCCATCCGTTTACGGCGTGGTCGAGGAGGCCCGTGGCGGCACGCATGCGGCCTACCGGCGCACATGGCAGCAGGGTCAGCACATTGCAGGCCGGGCAGCCATGTACCTGATGAGGGAGTTGCCATGACCGTTGTCAACCGAGAGACTATCCGCGACGAGATTGTGGCTGCCCTGACCACTGCCCTGACCGGCAGCGGAAAGCCGGTATCGAGCATCTACGGCTACCAGATCGGGAAGCTGAACGGCGAAAGCCCGGTCGTGCTGGTTTTATCGCGTTCCACCCACCGGGAGACGGCCGGAGTCGGCTCGGCGATTTTCAACAACACCTTCGAACTCGAGTTGCAAATCCTGGTCTATGACGGGGTGGAAAACAACCCGCTGACCGAACAGCAGCGCGAGGACAAGGTTGACGAAATTGAAGCGGCTTTGGCGGGCTGGTTTGTGACGCACCAGAACGGGGCGGCGCACAACATGACCCACCGCTCGCTGACCTATACCCCCAGCCCGACCAGCGTGGAGCCGATCACCTACCTGGACGGCAACCCCTACCTGATGGAGCGGGTGACCGTCCGACTTGAAGCGCAGGACACGAGGCCATGACAACTACCTACAAATATATCGGCGGCGGCTACCAGTTTATCTCCGGCGTGCCGACCCGCGACCTGACCGAAGAAGAATACAAGGCCCTGAGCGAGGAACAGAAAACCGAATGCCTGGCTTCCGGCCTGTACGTTCCCGAAAAGAAGAAAGTAGAGGCCCAGAATGGCTGATAACGAAATGGATTTAATGCAGTGGCAGGTTGGTTCTCAATCTGTTTTTGCAACTGCTGTAACCCCGACCGCAAAACTCATCGGCGTGTCGGCCGATGGCAAGATCGCCCCGATTGTCGAGACCAGCGCAGTCCGCGAGCAGCGTGCGACCCTGGCCCCGACCTACAGCGCCACCGTGGACAAAATCACCGGCGAGGCCACCCTGCCGGGCGACGCCACCTATGAGCAGCTCGCCTGGATTTTGGATAGCCTGCTCGGGCAGGCCACCCCGGGCAGCGGCCCCGGCTACGCCCGCCAGTATTCCGGCCCGGCCGGGTCGACCAAGCCCACCCCGCGCATTTTAACGTTGACTCGCGGCTCATCCCTGGATGCCCGCTGTCTCAAGGGCGCGATTGCCAATGAGCTGTCACTCAAAACCGAAACGAACAAACGGGTGACCTACGAGACCAAGTTCATCGGCCACAGCGTGGAAGCCGACAGTCTGGCATCGCTGGCCGACATCACCCCGAATTATATCCATGCCAACCAGTGCGCCATTACGCTGGATGCCTGGGGCGGGACGATGGGCACGACCCCGCTGCCCTCCATTGCCTACAACATCGAACTCGGCCTGAACATGAACAAGGCCGTGACGATGGGCATCGGCAGCGCCAGCCCGCGCGGCCACAACCACAAGCGCGGCGAGGGCGACGGCAACCAGCTAAAGCTTTCGGTCGAACTTGACACCGACAGCGCGGGCTACCTGACCAGCATCCTGAGCGGCTCGCTGTACCAGGCGCAAATCCAAATGACCTACACCCTGGACGCGACCCACTCGCTGGTGGTCCAGTATGCGGGCTACGTGGCCGAAGCGCCGGAATACCCGTCTGACAGTGACGGCATTGCCACGCTGGATTTGACCTTTGCCCCGATGTACAACCCGACCCTGGGCGGCTGGCTCAAGATGACCTTGACCAGCGCCGTCTCGACCCTGTAGGACAACCATGAGCGAAATCCTGAATGTAAAAATCGAACCGATCAACCCGAAGGCCCCCGGCTTCCTGCCGCTTTATCGTAAGGTGCTCGCCAGCAAGCGCGTGTTCCAGGACTTCGAGCATGCGCAGCCGGAAGACCTGGATGCGGCCCGCGCCCTGCTCAAGCAGCACATCTCGATACCAGCAAGCGATGCGGAGAAAGACGCCCTGCTGGACAGGTTGGTGGCTGAGGATGTCATGGAGTTATTCGGGAAAATCGCGGGGGCGAACACTGTCCCCCCGGCGAGCGGCGCGGCCTAAGAAAATTCACAGGCAAGAGTCGCGTCTCGTCTGCGCCTGTACCGGATTGGGCGGAGGTGATGGATATGGCCCTGGCCTTCCACACCCCGCCCTGGGATATTGAAGCAGGGCTGACCCTCGAATGGCTATGGCGCTGGCGCGCCTGGGTTGAGGAGCAGCCGGAAAAAGAGCGCCCTAAATGAGCACATACATTCTATCTATCGTAGTGGAGGGGCAGGACAAAGCATCCGGCCCGCTGGGGGGCATCTCCGGCGTGCTGGGCAAGATGGGCACGATCGCAGGCGGCATCCTGACGGCTGACGTCTTCCGCGGGCTGGCGACCGGCATCGCGAATTTCGGCGGGCAGGCTTTCAACGCGACTGCGCAAATGCAATCATTTAATATAGGGCTTCAAACGCTGGTCGCCCGCGAAATGGCGACGGCCAACGCGACCATGAGCATGAGCCAGGCTTTTGAAGCGGCCGGCCCGCTGGCGGCCAAGCTCTCCGAGCAGATCAAAGACATTGCTATTCAATCGCCCTATCGCACCGGGACCGTGCAGGATACTTTTCGGATGGCGATGGCATTCGGGTTCGCATCCGACGAGGCGGCCAGCTTCACCCGCGGCATGCTGAACGTGGCGGCCGGGGTGGGCGCGAGCGATGAAATGCTCGGGCGGATGGCCTACAACCTGGCGCAAGTCCGCCTGCAAGGCAAGGTGACGGCCGTCGACATCCGGCAGCTCGCGATGGCGGGCGTCGGCCTGAACGCGGCGCTCCGGGACATCGGGGCGCAGTTCGGGGTGACCATCAACAGCCACGAGGATTTCAACAAGGCGATTGCCAGCGGGAAAATCAAGTGGGAGGACTTCGCCAAAGCCTTCGAGAGCTATGCCGACAAAAACTTTGGCGGCGCGGCCCAACGCATGAGCCGCACCCTGGAAGGCCTGAAATCGACCTTCGCCGACCTGTTCTTGCTGACCATGCCGACCCTGTTCGGCCCGGCGGCGGAAGTGGTGACCGGCTTTGCCAACGGCGTGCTGGATAATGTGCTCAAGCTCTCGAAAAGCGGAACGCTCGAGGGCTGGGGGAAGGCGCTCGGGGAGTCTGTAGACGGGGCGATTGATAAAACATCGTACCTGTTCAATTTCTTCAAATCTTTCGGCCTGCAAGGGCTGATGAGCGACTCGACGCTTAAGCCGATGCTGCAAAATGTTTTTGGCATGGATAGCTCGCAAATCGAGAGCTTTACCACTGCGTTTGCCCCAATCAAAGAGGCCATATCGGGCGTGATGGCCGATATGGGGCCGACGATGTCCGTGGCGATGTCTGGCATTATGAGCGGGCTGGGCAGCCTGGCGACCTTCGCCAACGAGCAAGGCCCGGCGCTGGTGAGCATTTTTTCCAACCTGTTTGGCGGGATCATCGAACTTGGCGGCCAACTGGCCGGGCAGGTCATCCCGTGGATGGTTGCGGCCTTCCAGCAGGTGACTGGCTGGATGGCGGCCAACGGCCCGCTGATTACCGCCTTCGCGGCGCTGATGGCGACGGCCTTCCAGAGCTTCCTGGGCATCCTGGTGGGAGTCCTGCCCGGGCTGGGGGCCCCCAACGGCGTCACGCTGCTCATGCCGCTCACCTTCGGCATGAATCCGGTGTCGGCGATCATCCTGCTCACCAGCATGTACTGGGGGGCCCTGTAC